ATTGATAAACGCTCCTGTAAACTCTGTACGTTGCGTAGCATTTAAAACCGTAGACCATATCTCATTTGATGCGGTTGCACCACTTCCGCTAAATATGTCTATAACGGCTGTGCCTGTGGGTAGCGAAATACCGATGACTCTATAAAAGCCAGTCTCTAAAGCAGGCAATAGCAAAAAGTCCGTGCCTGTGTTTATGGTATCGTGTGTGACAAAAAGGGTGATTTGATCACCAGCCACTTTTTTAGAGGTGATTGCGTTTGGCATTGTCTAAACTCCTTCTAGTAAGTTAATCATTCCGTAAAGTAAATCGTGGTTTGCTCCGTCTTCTGCTAAGGCAAGGTTTAAGTTTGCAAGGGCAAGCCCTTTATTCCCAACTTGCAACGCATTAAAGACTCGCCCTGCTACATCCTGAAACTTGAGTTGCGTTTCTTGGTCTAAAGAATTAAACCCTTGTACAAGTATGGAACGCTTCTCTTCGAGCGTTTGTGGAGCTTCCTGTGGTGCGTCGTGAGCGTCCTTAAGGGCTTGGTCGAAGGTGAGTGTACCCCCTTCTAAGCCAAAGCCTCCAAGTTGAGCGATTGAAAAGCCTGTTTCCGCTTCAAAAGCTTCAAGGCTTTCACCTTGCCAAAGAATCGCCACATCCGTTATTTCAGACGTGTAGAAATCGGCTCGTTGCTTGTCGTTTTGATTAAAAATGTAAAATGGCATGATTGTTTCCTTTCGGCTACCTTACAATAGCGACGTGGTTAAACTCAAAGTTTGCATAAGATCCTGACCCACCTGTATTAACTCGCATATTATTTGTAAAACGTGTGTTTGAGACTATGTCTTCAGTTAAGGTACAAGTTCTGCCAGCTAAAGTACCACCAACACCTGTTAAAAATACATAATTAGTATCGGGCAAAGCATTTATTAAGTTTATGATAAAATCTGATGTCCCGATATATGCTACGTTTGCAACATTTAAACTTCCTCTAATTGCTCGTCTTTGCAATGTACACGCAGTAGAGCCTATAGTTCCACTTACGCCCGAATCAAACGTAAAACTGTTAGCATTAACAACTGTAGCAACTGTATAAATACCGCTTGTAACACCAGCCCCTACAAAGTAAATACGATGCCCTACTTGATGACCATGTGCTGTTGCGTTGACCGTCACCACTGCAAGCGTCCGTGTAAAAGTTCCTGTTAAATCGGCAGAAGTTGTGCCGTCAAAGTTTACACTTGCAAACACACCTGTTATGCTTCCCCAGCTAGTGTTTGTGCCGTTGGTCGTAAGAAACTTGCCACTGTTGCCTGTTTGAGAAGGAAGGATGCTGTTGGCACTAGGAGGGGTTGATACTGAAAGCATCTTATCCCAGTTGGCATTACCGTCCGCTGGTGTTGAGTTCGTGTTACCCAATAAGCACTGCCACGCTTTGCCTGCGTGCGTTACCATATTGCCAGCCACATAGGCGGTCGTATTGTTCCAAGTGGCAACACCATTTTGCAAGCAATGGTTCACCTTTGCCCCTAAAATGTTTGGAACCCATGTAAAATCGTTAGCACTAGCGACGCCGTCAACAAAGCCCTTTTCAATCGTACTCTGTGAAGGATCGACCAACGCAGGAGCACCCTGTGCGACACGGTCACTTCCCCACACTTCAATTTTTAAACTATTGCCCGTTGTTTTTGCCATTTGTAAAAGTCCCTATACAATTTTAATCATGTAATGAAATGCGATATTTGTCGGTTTATTATTCGTCACCACTTGGTTGTTTCCAGCCGAACGTAAGGATTCTAAAGATTCGCCAATTTCTCCAGCGGATGATGTTACAACCAAACGCCCTGCTACGCCTGAACCAAACGCTCCACCTTGCGTACCCCAGCCGTCAATGCTGACTGTGCCTGTTTCATTCTGTACCGTACCCACTGCACGACCTGAACCTGCCCCTTGAATAAAACGGTTTTCGGTCTGCGGTACGTTAAACGTCGTTGATCCGTCACCCACGCCGTAAGTCACACCGATTTTCGCAAATAAGGCACTATAGGTAGAACGGCTTAATGCTTGACCGTTACACAATGCCCAGCCACTATCAGGTGTAGCGTAAGCGGTCATTTTAATATCACCCACGCTCCCACCAAGCCCTGCTAAGTCGCCATTAAGTACAACGGCTTCCCAGTTTGCATTTACTAGGCTAGGGGTGCTATTGGTTGTGGCATTTACGGCACGATATACACGCCCCGAATGATTCACAAAATTATTGACCGCATAGGTCGTTTCACTATTCCATGTAGGCACGCCGTTTTGTAAAATATGGTTTACTTTTTCACCCAGTTGGTTAATCGCCCAAGTGGCATCGTTTGAAACGGCAACCCCAGCCACAAAGCCCTTGCGTTGGTTTGATAATGTAGGGGACGTTAAAGCGGGGGCGGATTCTGCGACTCGCTCGCTACCCCATACCTCTGTTAAATTGCTAGTGCCTACCGTTTTCGCCATTGATTAAAGTCCTCACTTCATTATAATAACATACTATACTTTCCTTGCCCAGTACCCTTGACCAATTCCACGCCGTAAATCGCTAGAACCTATTTCAAATATCTCTCCCAAGCTAGGGTTTACGCCCATGTATAAGTCTAATTTTACCCCTTGTGCAATGTTGACGACTTGCTTTCCAATACTTATGGCAATAGGGTTCAACTCGTAAGGGGCAACAACTTCAACACGTCCCACAAAATCGCTAACTAAAAAAGGAATACCGCTTATAAAAACGCCAAATTGCTCGATGTTGTGAATCGTGGGCGGGTTATTCTGATTGAATATAACACCCTTTAAAAGCAAGCGATAGTCTACGTCTGACATAGGCTGTCTAATATCGTCGCCTTTCCATAAGCCAGCATCCCAAAACTTAAAGGGATCGCTAGAATCCCATGTAAAAAGGTTTGCTTGCACTAATGGGTCATCAACAAAACTTTCAGGGCGTGCTTGGTCTATAATCGTACCGATTAAGTCAAGTTGTCTACCACCCGACAAATCAATATCCAAACGTGTGTAAAGCTGATTTAAAGCAAAAACAATAGACACGCAAGGGTTATCAATCAAGGCATAAAACAAAGCCAATAAAGACACTGTGCCTTTGTATTGAAGCATTAAACGCTCGTTAGTGCCTGCCATGCTATACTCCTGTTACTGTCACGTTTGCTTGTAGTATTTTAATCAGTTGACTTTTAGTCGCCGTCAATGTTGAACTAGCACCGTTAATCGTCAACGTGTTTACTTGTATACCACCCACGCTGTGAATAATGCCAAACAAACGGCTATAAACTAAATCCTGCCCAATGGTGAACGTATCCGTGTAATCTTCTAATGCTTGTTTTATTAAAGTAACACCATTTGTCGGGAATGCTGTGCCGTCTTCTGCTAAAACACATCCCACCGCAATCGTGGGGTTTACGGTTGTGGGTCTATCAAAGCGTATAACGTGGGGGTTTCCTGTAACGGGACTTGTAACCGTATTAACCACCGCCCCCCTTGTGCCAATGCCTGCACTATTGTGGTCTATAATCGCCTCTGCAATATCGGCGTTTGCTCCACCTTGCACAATCGCCCAAATGTGATGGGCTGGTGTACCGTCGCCGTCGGTTACGTCGTCGTCATTTTCAAATACGACCGCTTGCGTTACATTGTCAACGGCTAAAATTGCCCCTCTAATACTTCTATCGACGGATGCCGTGCGTCGTATTCTTAGTTCTTCGTCCGTCTCTCTATTCTGCCCTGTCGTGCCTGCTAAAAGATTATTAACAGAATCCCACCCACTTATAGGCGTTTCAATGGATGTAATCACACCAATGGGGACTTCAAAGGCTCCGCTTTCTTGTGCAACCGTTTCCACGTTTGATCCACGCTTTACTATGGATAAATTAGCAGTGGTTGCAACCGCCGAAAAGTCAACGCTAGCGTTTAATAAACGTAATTGTGAGTTTACGTTGCTAGGGGTCACAACCGCCGTACCTATTGCCGAAACTAAACCGTTTAGAATCGTGTTTAAGGGAGGGGAGCCACTGGCTGTATAAGTGTAAGCCACGCCGTTAATCGTGACCGTATACGCTCCATTCCCTACTGTTACTACATCTAAATAAACATCTCTTGCTTGTGATGCTGAAATTGTAACGGCATCCACCGTTTCAAACGTCAAGTTATTAAGCGTGTCTAACACTTCCTGACCCGCACTTAAAACCGTACCTTCCACGCCATAACAGACGACCGACGCTTGGCTAGGCGTGGCTGGTTTACGCACAACTGCTGTTAGGCTTGCCACACGATCTAGCTGAATCCCACTAGCGAAATCGGGGTATTGTGAAAGGTACACATCGTTTGCTAATGCCCAAACCTCGGCGTGCTTTTCTGAAAAGATGCCTACCAGTTGACCGAATACGCTTTGAGGTCTCAAATCGATATTAGTACCAAACTGATTTTTTAGGTCGTCTTCAATTTCTGCTTTAATCACTTCTAAGGTCTTAGGAGTAAATCCTTCAAAAGAAAGTCCGTATGCCATTAACCGAATACCTCATTACCTGTTATGACTGTACCTAATGCTTGAACTTCAAACGTCACCACCGCTCGGCGTGTGCTAGGGTCTAAATCAAGCGTTAATGAATTAAGCTTTTCTACACCGTTTGTTTTTATAATCTCACGAATCAAAAGCTGTTGAACACGGCTTCGTGATGTCCCCTTTTGTAAAATCTCATCAAACCAAGGCAAGCCTACACTTCTATCTAAAAACCATTCGCCTAGCATCGCCTGCAAGTTCTGCTTGATGCTTTGTTGTACCCAATTTCCACCGTCCACTAATTGCAAGTCGCCGTTTGTAATGGTTAAATCGTGGCTTGTACGGTCTAAGAGTAAATCCATTTATTGTGGGTTCCCTGTGAGTCCTGCCCCTGTTTGAACACCGCCATGTTTGTGTGTTGCAAACGGAATGCCTGCTAATGTGCTTGTGCCTGAAACGTTCAAATTGCCTGTTATGGTTGTGTTTCCTGTTAGGGCAATACTAGGGGCTGTCACATTTACCGCTAAGGGTGAAGTAACTGCAATGCCTGCTTCACTTAGTGTAACAGTATTTGCTCCATATTTCAACTCTAAACCTTGTAAACTGCTTGGTTGCAAGCCGTGCATCTGTGGCAAGAAAACCGCATCCGTCCACGCATGACGACGCTTGCTTTGTGGTGTGCTTGCATCCATATCCAACGCCCACTTACCTATATCGCCGTCGCAATGAATTAACAAACCCCAATCGCCACGCTGTAAAGGAAAGGTTATGCGTGTTGTCAATGTGGATAACCACATAACTGGCACAGCTGAAATAATCGGCACATCCAACACCTCTTCATCATCTCGAACGTGAGGGATCGTAATCTTCACCGTGGCTAGGCTCTTCGTGGCATCGTAGCTTTCAATAACCGCTGGCATGGCGACACGCATTGTTTCGTAAACTTTTCGCATCGTGCGTTTTAGTAATTCGCCGTTATTTTCGTTCATAGATTGTAGCCCTCGTTATAAACTCGCCTGTGCGGTTGCCTCCCAAATGCTCCACCGTATCCACTACGAATAAGCCGTTTACGAAATTACTTTGCACCTCAATTAAATCAAACGGATTAAGTTGTGGACGCAATAGCATTGTAATCTGATAACCTGTCGCTTTAATCTGCTTAGGTAACACACGCTCACTAATAAGCGTATCATCTAATACTTCGGGTTGTGCTAGTAAGCCGTTTTGTGGTGAAATCGTTAATACCTTTGTTTCATTTAACGCCTTGCCACGCAACGTAAAAATAAGCGTGTTGTTTACAATACCCCACGATGCGTTTACGATGCCTACAAGGTCATCTAGGGCTTGCGACGCTGTGCCTGTGTGG